TAATTTAGACACAACAACAATGAGACCCTCAAATAAATTCGGTGGCATTAACTTTGCAGCTTTAAATAAAAACAATGGAGAGAGAGAAGCATTTATACCACATAATGATTTTTTCTTAGATATAGATATCAGCGCTTACCACCCCACATTACTAGCCAAAGTAATAGGATTTGAATTTCCTGAAGATGATATTCATCAATCGTTTGCTGAAATGTATGGTGTGGATTACAAAAAGGCTAAAGAATTAACATTTAAACAATTATATGGTGGAGTATTTAAACAATACGAACATTTAGAATTTTTTAGTAAGGTTAAAGAATATACTAATAAATTATGGGAAGAATTTAAAAGTAAAGGATATATAGAGTGTCCTATATCAAAACATAGATTTGATAAGGATAGACTTGAGAATATGAATCCTCAAAAACTTTTAAATTATTTACTTCAAAACTTGGAAACTTCAAATAATGTTCTTATATTATATAAAATCTTAAAATTATTAAGAAATAAAAATACTAAATTAGTATTATATGTGTATGATTCTTTTTTATTAGATGTAGATAAGGAGGAGAAAGATACTATTAAACAAATATTAGACGTATTTAAAAATCACAGATTAAATATTAAAATTAAAAAAGGAAAAAATTACAATTTTTAAAACAAGTTATGAGCCAAACTTTCACACCCTTTGAACATATGTATCACCAGTATGATTTTGATACGTTTGATAACATTAGTTCAATGAATAATAGATTATTCTGCACATTTACTCAATTAGACGACCTAGATACACTTATTTATGAGGTGTCTAATAGTTATGATATTTTATATAAAAAGATATTTGTTCTTCAAGTTAAAAGCAATAAAGAATATGTTATCACATATAATGTTGATCAGGGCAACATTTCTTCAATCCCCGAAAATACAATATTAGTTCATAGAAAAAAAGAAACTAATACTCTTTATACAATAAATGCATTAAATACTCTTATTAAAAGCCTCAATAATGGGATTGTAGACACTAAATTCCCAATTGATTGGCAGCATTATAGAAATTGTATTTTATTAACTCAACATAATGAGTTAAAACAACTAAACACTAAAATTTATAAGATAATAAATCTTTAAAAAAGTTTGGTTAAGAAGATAAAGGTTATTATATTTAGTTATACATTATAAAAAACAAGTTATATTATGGATTTAAGCCTAATTAAAAAGAAGATGGAGGCTCTCCAACCTCAACAAAAGAAAAAGGAGTATGAAAAAATAGATTACACTAAAGTCTATTGGAAACCCAAAACCGAAGGTAAACATCAAATTCGTATTGTCCCTTCTAAGTTTAACAAAGAATGGCCTATTCAAGAAGTCCAACTTCATTATGGATACGCTAAATTTCCTATCTATGCTTTAACTAACTGGGAAGAAAAAGACCCAATTGTAGAATTTGTTAAAGAATTACGTAAAACTAATGAATCCAAAAATTGGAAATTAGCTAAACAACTTGATCCTAAAATGAGATATTTTGCGCAAGTTGTAGTTCGTGGAGAAGAGGATAAAGGAGTTCGTCTTTGGGAATTTGGTAAAAATGTCTATCAACAATTGTTAAGTGTTGCTGATGATGAGGATTATGGTAATTTTACTGATGTTTCTGAAGGATTTGATTTTACAGTAAATGTAGAACCAGGAGAAATGAATGGTCGTTCTTTTCTTAAGATTGCATCAATCTCACCTAAACGTAAAGAATCCCCACTTAGTAAGGATGCGGATGAGGTGAATGAGTGGTTAGAAAATCAAGATAATGTTTTAGACCTACAAAAACCATTTAAAAAAGATTTTGATTCTTTAAAAAAGATTCTTCAAAATTTCCTTAACCCTGAAGAAGCTGAAGATGAAATTATTTCTGAAACTCCATCTGGGTTTGATGATGATGTTAAGGAAACACCTAAATCAAATTATTCTCTTTCAACTAAAAAAGATTCAAAAGCTCCTGTAGATAAATTTGATGAGTTGTTTGATGATGAGGAAGAGGATGATGGTTTACCCTTTTAATAAATAAAAATAAGTTATGGCTAGAAAGAAAAAATCTTTATCGGAAGCAGTCTCCTCTGAACTTAAAAAAGGATTTGACCTTGATGGATTCAAGGAAAAAAAAGGACTCAATTCAAATGTTAAATTTAAAGACCAAGAATGGATCCCACTATCAGATGCTTTTTCAGATGTATTATCAGTTCCAGGTATTCCATTAGGTCACATTGTATTGTTGAGAGGTCATTCAGATACAGGTAAAACTACCGCGTTACTAGAAGCAGCTGTTGCTGCCCAAAAACGTGGTATTATGCCTGTTTTCATTATTACAGAGATGAAATGGTCTTGGGAACATGCAAAAATGATGGGATTAGAAGTGGAAGAAGTTGTTGATGAAGAAACAGGTGAAATTTTAGATTATAAAGGTAATTTTCTTTATGTAGATAGAGAAACTATTCATACTATTGAAGATGTAGCTGCATTTGTTTTAGATTTAATAGATGAACAAAAGAAAATGAATCTCCCAGTAGATTTAATGTTTTTGTGGGATTCAATTGGTTCAGTACCATGTGAAATGTCTGTTAAATCAAACAAAAATAACAATGAGTGGAACGCTGGTGCGATGTCAACCCAATTTGGAAATAACGTTAACCAACGTATTACTTTATCACGTAAAGAATCTTCACCATTTACTAATACTTTAGTTTGTATTAACAAAGTATGGACACAAAAACCTGCAACTCCAATGGGTCAACCTAAGTTGATGAATAAAGGAGGATTTGCAATGTGGTTTGATGCTACTTTTGTAATTACATTTGGTAATGTTGCTAACGCTGGTACATCTAAGATTAAAGCAATCAAAGATGGTAAACAAGTTGAATTTGCTAAACGTACAAATATTCAAATTGATAAGAACCACATCAATGGTGTTCAAACTAAAGGTAGAATTGTTATGACCCCTCATGGGTTTATTAATGATGATGAAAAAGCTCTTAAACAATATAAAAAAGATCATACTGCTGATTGGAAAAAGATATTAGGAGGAGAAGATTTTAATATTATAGAAGAAGACTCACCAGAAATGGATATCGAGTCTTTTGCTGAAGAACCACAATAAAATATGAGCAATAAAGATTTATTAAAAATTTTGGACAATGTCCAAGAGCAAGGGGATGATACTCCTAAAGAAAGACGAGTACTATTAATAGATGCCTTAAATTTGTTCTTTAGAAACTTTACAATAATTAATGCTGTAAATGAAAAAGGAGCACACATAGGTGGATTAGGAGGATTTCTTCGATCCTTAGGAGCTATGATTAGGCAAATTGAACCCACTGAGGTTTATATAGTGTGGGATGGAGTAGGATCTTCAAACAATAGAAAAAATATCATCCCCGAATATAAATCTGAAAGAAATGTCTCTAGAGTAACCAATTGGGAGGTTTTTGAATCTCATGAGGATGAAGATGATTCTAAAGTTGACCAACTTGTTAGAATTATCCAATACATCAAAACCCTCCCAGTTAGGTCTCTATCTATTGACAAAGTAGAAGCAGATGATATCATAGCATATTTAAGTAGTACTTTGCCGCAAGATCCAAATGATAGAATTTTTATCGTATCTAGTGATAAAGATTATCTTCAATTGGTTAATAAGCAAGTTATAGTTTATTCTCCAATAGTAAAAAAATATTTTACAGAAGATTTGGTAAAAGAAAAATTTGGGTTACCACCTCACAATTTTATCTTATATAAAGTTTTAATGGGTGATAATTCAGATAAAATACCAGGTATTAAAGGACTAGGCCCAAAGAAACTATATAAGATGTTTCCTGAATTAAGAGGAGATGAGATGAGTTTAGATGATTTACTTGTAATAAGTGAAAACAAACTAAAAGATCATGTTATATATGCGAGAGTTTTAAGTGACCCTGGAGCTTTAGAGAAGAGATATAAGGTAATGGATCTTAAAAAACCAATGATAGATGAAGCTGATAAAAAATATATAGACCAGTACGTAGTAGATTATAAACCCGAATACCATCCTCAACATTTTCTTAAAATGTATGAACAAGATAGGTTGGGAAATTTAATTAGAAATGTTAATGTGTGGTTAAAAGAACGTTTTGAAAATTTAATATAAGTTATGACATTACAAAGTATAGACCAATATGGACCAC